CTTTGACTACCATCTTCATTAAGTAAATTCTTTTGGAATGCAGAATTTTCTAATGCACTTAGTGTTGAATTATATTCAACTTTTTCAACTCTCTTTTTCAATCTTCCAAGGTCTTTCATAGTTGACCTCTGATTGTTTATATAGTTAGCAGTAATATCTTTTGCAACTGAAGTCCACCCTGGTACAAAATAAGTATAAAGAGTCATTGAGTTAGCAGGTTCTGGCGGAAGAACTGGGTCTATTGCCGGCTCTCCTAATACTGCTGTAATTTCTCCATCTCCGTTGATTACAATTCTATCTTTACGAGATAAGTAATATTGGTAATCAGCTTTAGCTGGTCTATTCGGCACTAAAGCAACTGGTCCAAAGTTATTACCACCTCTATCATCAGTATATGTTTCTTTAACTCTAAAGTCAATATAGTCTGATAATTTTTGAGTGTCTTGGAAGAATCCTATTTCGTCATAAGATAATGTTGGACTATTTTGAGTGTAATCTCCATAAGAATTTACGGAGAAGAAATCACCATTACCATGAGCATAGTAATCATAAGTAATAGTATTCACACCAGTAAAGTCAACACCTGTAATTAATTTGATTACAGGTTTTGTATAGAACTCAGGGTCTGATTGTCCATCATCTATAACTTCAAATTTTCCTTTAAGGTTTCCGCCTGCCCCATTGATTGTGCTTATAATAACATCACAATCATCAAGAGTAAAGATAGCACCTGCACCATAACTTTGGGAAGTTACAGTTGTAGTTCCTTGTGCCTTAGTTTTTGTTCTCATTGAAGATGGTCCAGCATCAACTTTAACTGGAGCCTGTACAATGAATTGGTCACCACTATTTGGTGAGTTAAAGAATAAAGGAGAGTCCTGTCCTATAACAGCTCGAAGAGTTACCGAGCTACTTGTTGCCCCGTCGTGAATAGTATAATTTTCGGGGTTAATAATTCTATCAGCAACTGTACCATCTGTTAGTGTAACTCTTCGAATAACAGTATAATCAAACTTATCGGTTGAACTTATACCTTCGAAAGATTCATTGCCGGTTACATCAAGTTGAATTGCTGCAACTGATTGACCAGAGACTGTAATTTTACCACCATTCGCCGAACCACTAATTGTAGTTGGTCCAAACTTCTTATACTTACTATAAGATAATTTTGAAACATATCTTATACCTTCGTTTGGTAATGGAAATATTAAAGAGTTATTACTTAAATTGTTTAATGTAAGAGTATTTGAAGCTTGATTGGTTCCAAGACCTGTAATTAAATTCGTAGATGTTGTTCCAGCGCCATCAATTTGTCTACCATAGAAATTAGGAAAGGCCTGTTTAACATCTAAGAAGGTAGCTCGATTATTAACATAAACTCTATATGTTGCTCTTGGAGAATCGGAGGTACCTCTGGTACCAGTATCTCTAACATATTGAAGTGATTTAACAATAGCTGCATTACCACCCACTGAAGCTTCAAGTCCTAATCCACCTTGAGCTGTAGGACCAGGTGAATTTTGAGCATTAAGATATCCTGCATTAATTGTATTAGTAGTTCTTACTGGAGTATCATCATAAGAACCTGATCGGCCTTTACCTGATAAAGGAGCTAAAGAAAAATAAGTTGGAGAATCTGGTACTGTAATTTCAAAATAATTTCCAACAGGGAAAGTGAAAGATTCTCCTGTTTTACTTCCTGTGTGATAGGTTGGAAATAAAGTATTCTGTGGTCGACCTTTTGGAACTGATATTAGTGTTTTATCTTGAAACTCATATCTGAATCCATTAACATAAGCAGTAGATGGTTCAACCTGTATAATAAATCTTTTTTCTGAATCTTTTACATTAGTTATACCAAAAGGTTTTAATTCATTCAACTCATTTCCATAATAAACAGGGTCAACTCTTGCATCATAAAAATTAGATTCGGTCGCGCCTATCCGAGCTTTTGCAGCAAATTCACGGAATGCGATTTTAAAAGGATTAACTGTATAGTTACCAGATTCTTCAAAAGTTCTTCTGGCCAATCTTTTTTCTAAATTACTTTGTTCTCGATTTTCAATTACTTCAATTGTAGATTCATCAACGGAGAATAATCTAGCAATAGAGAATGTTTGAGTTGAACCTTTTGCGAAAATATTTGATGTTTGACCAGCAGTGTCATCTTTTAATGTATATCCACCTGCATCATTTGCTTCTTCAAAAAACCCTATGTCTAAAGAAATCGAATATCTATCAGCACCCGGTGCAGCATAGTTATAAGAGCCAGAAGCATTATCTAAAAGAGTTGGGTCTTGGTTAGATGTGACAATATTTTCTGTAATAGTTAAACAACCATCTCCTCTTACAATATAGTTAGCTGATGGTTTAATCCAAAACCTTGTCATAGGTGGAGTGTGAACAAAAGAACCTTTAACATAATAGATACCTTCAAGTACACTAAGAGCAAAAGCTCTACCGATAGATGAAGTTGTGACTATGCTATTTGTATTTGTGGTGGTAGCACCAGCAGCAGAAACTGTTTGTATGTCATTTTTATAATGAATAGATGAACCTGATGGTATTACATCTTCTAAAGGTGCACCTGGCGAATCTACAATATCTACGATTGGTTGTAAATATATTCTAACTTTATTGTTAGCTATAGCATCTATTCCTAAAACTTTAGCATATTGACCACCAGTTACACCAGTAGTTCTAATCTCGATAGTCGGTTGTAAAAGTATATCAGAAGACAATACATTAAATGTTTTATCCGTAGGAATGTCGGCTTCAACATAAAGAATGTTATCTCTGAATGAAGCTTCGCCATCTAATACTGCTTCACCATCTCTATAAAAAGATGAACCCAATCTATCTATCTGCCCTTGCAGAATAGATTGCATTTGATTCATTTCACGGGTTTGAACTGCGAAGCCAGGCTGAAATAAAATTCTTAAATAATTCTTATCACCAGCAGACCTTCCGCTAGAATCTTTGACATTATAATCGTCAAAGTACGGTGCTATATTGTATGAAGTAATTGCCATATCTTAAAACTGAATTAAAAAGTTAACGGTCTCTGTTTGATTCTTTCCTCTTTGTATCTTATTATTGTTATTTATAAACAATATGTCGCCACTATATACATCCATTTCAGGTCCTTTTACATCGCTAATCGAAATTGATTGGCTTACATTTTTAAACAAGAGTTGCTCACCCTGTCTAAAGGATTGTTTTCCTACTTGAACATATCTAATAGTTTTTGTTGCTCCACCATCTTCAAAAATATCAATCACTCTACCTTGAGCACGTGTAACACTTCCTGTCAAAAGTAAATCATTTGCTATAGCAGATTCTTTTTGAGTTTTGAGTTGGTCTGCAGTATCATTAACAGTCATAACATGAGTTGCTCTAGCTGTTGAATCTACTACTTGGTCATTAGGTGAAAGTGGAGCATACTTGAGCGGAGCTTGTATTAAACCGACCTGTCTAAAGTCATTTACTGCAGGAAAGTCTAAATCAACTGATACATTTCCAGAAGCATCAGTTGAAGAAATTCTAGAATTAATAAAAATCGCTCTTGAGTTTAATTCTAACTTAGGGTCTCCGCCATGTCCTAGCAAAGGTGATAGAATTGGTCGACCAACAAATCCTTTAGGACCAGGAGATGAATGAATAGGAATTGCAGTAGCTGATGTATGGTTTGTACCAGATTGTAAAACAGATAATTTTGAAATTCCATCATTGCTATTATATTGAACACCAAATGCAATAGTTGAAGATTGTACAACTCTTACCTTTTGTCCTTCGACATAATTGGTTCCACCATTAATAACTTTAATAGCACCAGGTGAAGCAATAAGTCCATTATCATTCACTTGAGCAATTCCGTATGCAAATTTTCTATCTGTTTTAGATACAGCTTCAATAACAGAACCATCTAAATCTGAAAGTTCCTCTAAAAGTTTTACTGGTATATATCTGTTTAATTTTTTATCACCTAAAACTGTATACCTATCTTGTCTACCACCATAACTTATACCAGCCGAACCTTCATTAACACCTCTTAAACTAGTAATAGCACCAGTTGTTTCATTTGTATTTTCAATAAAAACTTGAGCACTATTGATATAATCTCCGTCGCCATCTATAAAGAATGGAACAACAGGAGTGTCATAGACATTATAATATTTTCCATTTACTTCAGCTGGCTTATAAGATATACCAGGTGAATTAATATCAATTCTATCTATCGTACCCCTTGAGCCTTTATAAGTTGTATCAACAACCATAGGAACAAAATTATCAAGAGGTGATTGGTTAGTATTAAATCTACTTAGCTCTGCACCAGATATAGTAAATAAATATTTCCATTTATATCCGTCAGGTGTTATAACCGGTTCAACCGATGGCTTAATGAAGTTATAAGGTTTATCTACTGAAACCGATCCGTTGTTATTATCTAAACATTTATAGACTGCACCATATTCTTTTATGGCAGGATTGTCTTGAATAATATAAAAATTATTATTGGGAGAAACCGATTGGTCAACTTCAGTATCATATTGATTGAAAACAGTATTTGGTTCCCAAGTCACTTTTCTAAAAGCAGGTCTAGTATCACCGCCTCTGATTCTTTGAGCAGCAATCATATTAGAGCGAGCATTGATGTTATGCTTAAACGCATTATCTGGTATTACTGGTGAATCAACCTGCAATCCTAAAGGAGAACTATTCCACTCTCTACTTTGGCCATAAAACAAATATAGTGGCTTAGAATCTAAATCTCGTTCAAAAGAATCGAGAAATTTTTTCTTCATTGATTGTGTAATGAAGTTAAACGATTCTCCAGCAACCAATAAACTTTTTCCACTGGTTCTTGTACTTCTTGGGTTTCTTAAAACAAATCCGGCCATAATATCTATTTATCTAAATTCTGTAACAAATTTATCGTTTGAAACGATGTTTCCATAGCTGAAAGAAGTACTAGGACTAAAACTAATACTACCCTCTGATTTCCAACTAGATGTTGGAGGTAAATCGGTTGAGCTTATTTCTGAATAACCTGACGGAACAAGAGAAGTTGAACCAGCATTATGGGAGAATACTAACCATAGAGCATTCGGTGAAGTTGAGTCTCTCATAATAATTGTTCTTGGGTGAGTGCTCTTATACCAATAATTATAATTATAAATTTTTCCTTTTGCAGGGTGAACGGGTGAATAATTTGCATGTGACATTTCTGTACCTGCACCTTTTCTTGCATTCAGCCTTACATTAATATGATTAATAAATTGAGGACTTAAGTCTGCACCTGGTTCGTAAACTCCAACTAAACCTGGTTTAACATTACTTACATTTAAATTTCTTAATATAACTGGGTGGCTCACAAAGTCTTCTAGGAAGTAACCCATCTTTGGTGTTGTATTACTATCACCATAAATTGGTATTAAAAAGGTATTTGAATCTTGAGGCGATTGATAAAAAGTATAATTATCTCTAGCAACAGATTCGAATGGTGAAAAGTTTACTTTTTCATCTGGGCTATAATTATTGGGTGAGTCACCATATATACTATAATCTCTATTAGAACCACCAGGAGCAAATGTTTGAGATAATAATGACGCTATTTCAACTTTAGATAATCTAGGTCTAAAATCAATCGGTGGTACTGATTCGATTTTAAGATTATTAAAAACATTATATCCAGCTGGGTGAATTAAATCTGAATAAGATTGTCTGTAACTTTCAAATGGAATGTTTGTATTAATCTCATAAGCAAACTTATTATAATATTTTCCATCTTGAAGAACTATGTTACTAGATAGAACACTTTTATTTTTTTCTTGAGCATTGGCTGGTTTTGATATTAAAACCGAAAACTTTAAATTGATATTGAGAGGTGGATTAGTTTCAGTTGGATTTACAATAGAACTATCTATGTTTCTTCTTATTCGATAAGATATTTGTCCATCTCTTTTAAATTCGTCTAAACCATTTGATGTACCACTACCTCTTTCGATAATTTGGAATTTTAGAATCTGCCCTTCACTATCTGCGCTAATTACTCTAGCTTTAAAAGTTGATAATGGTTCATAGTCAAGAAAGAGAACATCGTTTAATTCATATCCTTTACCACCATCTATAACTTCAATCTCTTGCAGACTCTTATATGCTGATCCGTATTCAACTCCATTGAAATAAATTTTTTCATTTTCTAAAAATAGTCCAGCAGTAGTTCCAGCATCAAAATCAATGTTATGTAAAGTTTCATCGTATTGCTCAATAGTAAATCCTTTTACTTTCCCTTGAGCTAACACTAAACCAAATTCATTTTTTTGTTCAATGGTTTGTCCAACTATATCTTGAAGGTCAACACCATCAACTTTTTTGATTCTAATTGCTTTATTCTCGCTGAACCTAGAAGATGAAGTTTCGAAAACATTTTCCCACGGGTAATAGACTGTAACAACCTTATCATAAAATAATTGAAAGAAAATTATAATAGAACGTTCAGTACCTTTTAAATTATAATAATCAACTAATCGTTTAAGAAGAAAAGATTTCTGAACTACTGCTGAATCTGGTACTCCGGCTGCAACAGTCTGGGCTAATGCATCTAAGAATTTTTCATTAGTAAGTTGGTCTACATCACGATTCTTTGTAAGAAAATCAATGAAGGTAGTTGGATTAGCAGTCTCTGAATAATAGACTTTAAGAAAGTCAATGAGATTCTTCGCAGTTTCTCTTAACTGTTCAGGTACTAATTCATCAACTCTAATCTTTTCAAAGTTAGCCATTATCTATTTCTCTTAATATCCACCGCCATAGCTTCCGCCACCACCGCCAGGATTTTGAGGTTGACTTTGTCCGCCACCACCGGTACCACCACTTCCTCCACCAGTCTGACTACTTCCAGTTGCACCACTTCCACTTCCATAACTCGCAGGTCCACTAGGAGTTTGAGTATAAGTATCAGCAGGAGCGGTAGATGAAGCTGGAGCGCTGGTTGCTACATTAGCTGGAACATAATGAACATATCCTCTACTTTGATATTCTAAATGAAGTTCATACGTAGATGCATAATAAGCAACTCCTGTAGCAGGGTCATACATTGTATGAGGAACAAATACACCTGAGGCTAATGGGTTATAGGCTGCACCCCCACTTCCCGCAGGAACTGAAACATAATTTTCTGGTACGATTCCTGTTGAAACTGTTTGTGTATTACTATCAGCAACCAATAAACTCTTTGTGATATCTATTGATAATAGTTTGTTTGCTACACCAGGTATATCGTAAGAAAGTGGAATAACAGTTAAATCGATATAAGTAGCGGAATCTACTCGTTGAGCATTAAGAGTTATTCTACCAGTTCTTGGGAAAAGGAATCCAATATTAGCATCTTCGACAACTTTATTGTTCGATTCATTGATATAATATCTACGAATGGTTCTCTTTTCAGTATCACCAGAAATTGGAGCATCATCAATAAAGTATGTTCTACCATTGTATCCCCACCCCGTTGATGTAATGAATGACCCTTGTTGACTTACGCTACCTAGAAGTCTAAAACCAAAATCAATTTCCTTACCTGCAGTTTCATTTAATAAAAAGTTAACTCTTTTATAAGAATAGATTTGACCTACTGAACCAGATATCGCAGAATTAGAATCATCAATAGCTTTTAAGAATTTAGAATATCTAAAATTATTTCCGTATTGCTGTAAGAAAGTATCATTGAATCCTAAAACCGCATTTCGTATCCCGCTTTCTAGTTGAGCTCTAGTGAGAGAAGTTAATGATGAATTATATTTTGAAGTAATATTAAAATAGATAAATGTATAATCAGCGTCAACAACTTCTGGTGTTACTGTCACAACCTTTTTCTTATCTAAGTAATCTAAGATTTCTTTCTTCTGACCTTCAGTAAGATATAAACCAGATTTTGGTTTTACTGAAATAAATACTTTACCGAATTGAGGTGGAGTCAATGTTTGGCCACCATAAACAGTAACATCTTGTACATCTTGGATTGCCTCTTTTACATTCACCACATAATCAGCAGAGGTGACAGCTCGGTTCTGAGCAACGAAAGAACGAGGTGCATTAAATTGTATACTCTCAATAGATTCTCTATCTCCACCACCACTGGCATTACTTATAGTTGTGATAGCTCCACTACTTGCCAATGAAGTATTGGTTGGTAATGAACCAGTATAAGTAAATGTATTTGCTCCATTAGGACCAGTAAGTGAACCAGTTAGATATGTACATTCAATAATAGAATCGGCATTTGGTCTTTTACCAAAAACATTATTACCAAACTCTATTTGATAGAGACCATCATAATTTTCTTGTAGATAATAAACCTGTGACTCAGAAGTAACTTCGGATTCAACTCTGAATAAAGTATATGTGGTAGTCGCCAAAGATGTTGAACTATCTCTTACTATAACTTTGAGAGTACTGGTGTCAATAGTATTATCGGGTATAACGAATTTTTCGTTTTGTAAATTGTTAAAAAAGAATTTAGCGGTTTTAGAAGAACCTTCTCGAATTATAACTTCATCGAACTCGAAGTTACCAGTTGTCTCATTGTATCGATTCGAAACAGTGTCTGCCAGGGTTTGGAACGTATAGTTCACGCCATCGACAGAAGTAGTGAAGGTGGTACCTGAAGCTATCGTCGCAGACGATGCGGTACCCGACGTTCTCTGAAGTTTCACTGAGAGTGTCGCGCTCGCTGAGCTCACCGACTTAGGAGTATATCCGACAAGTTTAGCATGCGATACAACATTAGCCCTTACTTGTGCGGTATCAATAAAACTTTCATTCACAGCCATGTGAGCTGTGACAGCGTTGTAGTGAGTATTATATGCTAAGACGTCAAGAAGATGATTCAGGCCAGAACCTTCAAAGTCATAATCACTAAAGCTATTGTCACTATTCTTCAAGTAACTCTTGAGATTATCTTTAATCTTTTTAAAATCTAATTCAGTTGTGTTAAGTTGAGTTGCCATTTTATCTTAATCTTCTTAAAAAGAATGATGTTTCTACATTTACATTTAATGAAACAACGTTATAGTTTAAATGAACTACATACGCATTACGATCTGAATCATCAAATATATTTACAATCACACCATTCACTCTCGGTTCTTGTTCTCTTAGAGTTGTCTCGATATTTCTTCTTAGAGCTTCAACGGTAAAAGGACTTACCAATTCAAATAATAAAGAAGTAACGTTACTTCCTATTTTTGATTGAAAAGGTCTATCTCCAAAGTTAGTGAGTATTAAATTCTTTACACTTTGTTTAACAGCGTCGATATCATTGATAGGACGAACGTCACCGGTACCAGGATGTTTCAGAAAAGATAGGGGTAAGTCCCTATATTTCTTTGGCATTGATATCGTTACCGAGTTTCTGTTATCTGTTAAAGCCATATTCTCTATTTATACTAACTCTGTGACTTATTGAGATGAATATTCTCACCATCTATTTCAATATCCTTTGTCACCGCAGTAATTTGTTTACCACCATACGTTTCAGTGACATTACCTGTTATCTTTTCTATTTTATTTCCAATGACTTCGACATTCCAATCACCAGTTATTTTTGTTCGGCATCCGCCTTCGATAGTCAGATTACATCCACCTTTTACAAAAACATTGTCACCTTTTGCGATTACTTTATAGTTCGCGCCTGTGATTACTTGAGATACATTTCCGTCTTTATCAATCTCTGTGAAAGTTTTGTTAGGACCTACATGAGAATAACGGTGGTTATCCTTAGTTGAATCGTATTCTATTACATTTGAATTATCGACAAATGCATGTACATGGTTCTTCGGATATTCTGGTTTAATGGTATCCGCACAAGAAATAAAATTCCATACAGGTACCGCGTCATTTGCTACAGAGATATTTGTATATGTCTTTTTGAGAGTATCTTTCTCTAAGTAAGAAAAGCTACTTTGATAGTAAGGTTGGTCATTTTCGTCAAGCGAACTTCTGGATTCTCTTGGTATGTCTGGTTCATTCAGCAGCGCTTCTAGAGGGTACACGTTATCGGGGTCTTTAAATCCTGCAGGAGAATTTCGATTGATATCTGTTGACTTCGACGCTATACTTCCCATCACGAGAGGGTCTTGAGCCGATGTACCATCTCGAAAGAATCCTACTACCCAAGAACCTGGAAGCAGGCCAGTAGAAGAATTACCTACTCCTGTCATAGACGCGCTTGTGACTCCATTCATTACGGTAGCCCATGGCAGAGCTTCTGTCTGTATTAAATTCTTATCTTTCGTATGATAGCCGAAACATCTCACACGAACTCTTCCCATTTGTTCGGGGTCTTGTATATCTTCGACGACTCCTAGAAACCAGACGAACTTATGTTGGGTTGCGTAATCTTCTGCACTCATACTTCTATTCCTAAACTATCACGTTTCACTCGTGCGTTAATATAATATTCTCCATTTGTAAAGGTGTGAGTCACCGCGGTAACGAGATACTTTCCACTCATAGATTTATCGATATATTCCTCGTCTTCATTTTCTTGAGGGTCTATCGATTTGGGAAATGTAATATCTATCATCTTACCAGGATTGAACTCATAGTCACCATATATCTTCACCTCGTGAGTCATTGTTTCGAGACACTCGGTAAAAGAACGATTCTTCTGTTCATAGCTCGCGCGTAGTTGATTCGTATTCTTTGAATCGGTTCCGTAAGCCAAAGAGTTTAAAGAGACCCTCGAAAGTCGCGCGTCATATCTCTCATTAAGCGATTTGTCTGAAATTTTAGCTTCAGCAGTAAATGGCTGATTTCCTATCCTAGGCATTTCCTCTATATTATAGCCATAGTCTTTCGTGTTTGCAGTCTTCGTTGCGATATCTATCGTTTCCATAGAAGAAGCATATGCACCCGCTTGCGATTGAAATAATTTACCGAAACGCAGGTTAGACGCACAGTTTAATATACGCCTTGCACGCTGTTTATAATCATCAAGAGACTGAGGGTTATGAGAAAAGAATCTATTGTCTTCGTATTTGCCATGAACTTTTTCTTTAATGAGTTCCGAATAGAATTTCAAATGAACCTTGCCATCTATTGTCTGATATACATATAGAGGAGATTCGGTTTCGTTCACGGTTCTCGAGCGAAACCATTCCAAAACCTTTATAGCTTTCATTCTAGGAATTACTCCTTTCGCAGCCGTAATACCATCTACTGGTCGTTCGAGATTTTTTTCTTCGACACCATTCTCTGTCAATAGTTTCTCTATCTCGTCTAGAAGAGGACCATCAAAAGAACGAGTTACTTCGTTTAAACTCATAGAATACGCATGTTTTGATATAGCATTCAACGTAATCGCAGAAACGTTCGGTCTTTGTTCATCTTTACCATATAGAGGATACTCAGTTACTATGAGATTCAACTCTATTCTCTTCGGGTCAGCATCATCACTAAAGTCTTTTCTCTCTAAAATAATATGAATTTTTTCTTGACCAATCAAAGGAAAGTCTTCGACTAGATTCGCGCTGTCCTGTATAGAGATACGGCAAATCACTGTGGGACTATAAAGAGACTCAACGAAAGACAAGCTTGTAACGATGTTCGTTATATCTAAGCTATTACTGCTGCCAACTGCGGCGATAGCACATTTCTTAATATTATAGCCACTAGGAGTCATAGCCGCTCCCTCTGGCCCCATCTGATTACTAACTACCGACATACTCTTTATACACCTCGGCGAACTCTGTTATATACTCTCTCTTTATAACTCGTATTGGTCGCTTCTCTTCGTTCTCATCTTCTAAAAATTCGTTATAGGTATACGGATTGCTCGTCGCAGAAGTACTCAGCGCATCATAGATAGTCTGTCTAGCATCTCCTGTTCCCTTATAATAGTACGGTGCCTGCCACGCCGCCGCCCACGCATTAGTACAACCCAGCAGCTGCAACCGCGAAGTCTCTGATGCCTCTTCTGGCTCGGTGTTCAACTCTATAGTAAACTTGCAAGTATAATCATTGATAGTAGTAGTCGCGGTGCTGTTAGCGATATAGTTCTTAATGAGCTGCGCATTCGCTCCTGGCTTTATCCATACTTGGTTGCGCTCCGAATCGATGCGGTGTATCACCCCTGTATTGGTCGTTGAGTCGTACAT